GAGCCTTGCCCCATCTATGAGGGCGATGCAGAAGACTGGGAAGACTTCTGGTACAACGAGGATACAGATGACTAATGGCACTCCTATTAGTAAGGAAGAAGTCAAGGAGATGATTGATGATGCCATACGACAACATAATCGTAATGCTTCAATTATCAGTTTTTGTGTTGGTTGGGTTGTTCTTGCACTTTTTGCTGAGGGTTTGCTTCGACTTATTGGAGTAATCCCACCCCTACTGCCATGGCTACAAATCACATTGAAGTAATTGGTGTAACACTAGCTTTTTTATTCGCCATTTCTATGTTTGTGCAGGGTTACCTGATCTTACATGGGAAGGGCGGATATCGTAATGTACATAAAGAGAAGGCAGAGTCTATAAATATGAGGAGAAGAGTAGAAAAACTCCTAAAGGATAAGACACATGGCGACATGGAATAAACAAATTGAAAACAGGAATTTCCTGTCCCCCATTGGGTTTAAGTTTATCTTGGCAAAGTATCCCAAGGTTGCTTACTTCTGCCAGTCTGCCAACATTCCTAGCATGAATATGAATGTCCCTGAGCAGTTGACTCCTTATAGACCACTGCCTATGGATGGTTTCATATCATATGATCCCCTTACCATATCATTCCTAGTGGATGAGGATCTAGAAAACTATTTGATCTTACACAACTGGTTGAGAGGACTTGGTGTCCCAGATACCATGAATGAAAGAAGCGATTTTTATAACACTGCACCTACTGCTGCATCAAATGAGCCTGTAAGTCTCTTTGCTGATGGCACATTGTCTGTGCTCAACAGTAATTTTAATATGAATTTCAACGTAGTCTTCAAGGACCTCATTCCTATGGGCTTGAATGCACTAGAATTTAATGCTAGTATAGATGGCACGGAGTATGCCATGGCACAGGTATCATTTAGATACTCATCCTATGAGATACAAACTGCTGATGGTATCCGTAGGACCCAACTTGAATAACTTATAATGAATCTTGATAAAGTCCAAGAAGAATGGCAGAAAGACAGTGAGTTGCACCGAGATCTGCCAGAGTTGCTTGCGAATGAAAGTTTAGAAACTTCCAGACTACACTCAAAATACATTGCATATTACAATCAGTTTCGCATGATGCTCACAGAGTGTGAGACAAAGTTGCATAAGATGAAACTGGAGAAGTGGCAATACTATTCTGGTAAGGCACCTGCCTCTGTGTATAAAGAAAAACCCTTTTCACTTAAAGTGATGAAGGGTGACATCGCAATGTACATCGATGCTGATGATGAATACTCAAGACAGCGTATGAAATATCAATACCTTGAAACTTGTATAAATTCTGTTGAGAGGATTCTCAAGCAGATCGACAACCGAGGTTTTGCTATTAAGAATGCTTTTGATATCATCAAATACTATGGCGTTACATGACGATTATCAGAAAGAAGAATGAAGTATACCTTAAAGTTGAGACAGAAGCACATATACACAAAGAATTAGCAGAGCATTTTTGCTTTGAAGTCCCTCAAGCAAAATTCATGCCCGTCTATAGAAAGAGGGTATGGGATGGAAAGATCCGCCTGTATTCGCCTGGCACAGGTGAGATCTATGTTGGACTCTTTGATTATGTCTGCGAGTGGTTAGACAGCAAAGGGTATCCCTACATGATCGGGGACAGTAAACATTATGGATCACCCAAGGATACTGAAGATTATGTCACCCCTCTTGTCTGCAAGGATTTTACTAGATCTCTGGGTTTGCCTTTCAAGGTCAGAGATTACCAACTCAAAGCAATATTCGAGGCACTTAAATACCGCCGCAAACTATTACTATCCCCCACGGGATCTGGAAAGTCGTTAATCATATATGCTCTGACGCGATGGCACGTCAATCTTGGTAGGGAAGTATTGATAATCGTCCCTACCACCTCTCTGGTTAGTCAGTTGGTCCAAGACTTCACTGACTATGGATGGAATGCGTCTCATCACGTCCATCAGATCATGAGTGGTAGAGAGAAGTATGTTGATAAGTCTGTTGTTATCTCTACATGGCAGTCTATCTACAAAGAGCCGAAGAGATTCTTTGAAAGGTTTGATGTTGTTATCGGAGATGAAGCGCATCTATACAAGGCAAAGAGTCTAACAGGAATACTTAATAAGTGTCATGATACAAAATACCGCGTGGGTCTGACAGGGACACTTGATGGACTTCACACGCACCAGTTGGTGCTAGAAGGATTGTTTGGTAGGTGTGATCGTGTTACGCAAACTATTGACCTAATGAAGAAAGGTCAATTAACACCATTGAAGGTGAATGTCTTGCTATTAAAGCATGGATATGTGCCTTTTGACAACTATCAGCAAGAGATGGATTACATTGTATCGCATACGAGGAGAAATAATTTCATCTGTAATCTTGCTAAGGATCTGAAAGGTAATACACTCATCCTATTCAACTATATCGAGAAGCACGGTGACCCACTTTGGGACCTGCTAAATAGTAAAATAGAGAAAGGTCGCAAGATCTTTTTCATCCATGGCGGAGTTGACGCTGTGGAACGTGAAGAAGCGAGACAGATTTGTGAGGGAGAAAAAGATGCAATCATCCTTGCGTCTTACGGAACATTCTCCACTGGTATTAATATCAGAAACCTACACAATGTAATCTTCGCTTCTCCTTCCAAATCTAGAGTCCGTAACTTACAGTCTATTGGTCGTGTCTTGCGGAAGGGAGAAAACAAAGCACAAGCGGTGTTGTATGACATTGCCGACGATTGCTCCCGAAATGGTAGACACAATTATACTCTACGTCATTTAGTTGAAAGGATGAAAATCTATGACGAAGAGAAGTTTAATTATGATGTAACTAAGGTAAAGATCACTAATGATTAATTACATTCAACATGACGCTGAATTCTACGGCATCATCAAACTTGTGTCAGGAGAGGAAATCCTTGGCACGATGATCGGTACCGAGGAAGATGGTCAGACAATTATCTTTGTATCCAATCCAGCATCACCTAATCACCACACAGTCCATAAAGAGAGTGGAGAGGTAGGTGTCGCTGTGGGATTAATTAAATGGATGATGTGGTCAGATGAATCATTCTTCATTATAAACGAAGCAGACATCGTGACTATTGCTCCTATGTCTAGGGAAGCAATGATCATGTATAAGATGTGGGTAAGAAAAGAATATGGCTCAATCGAAGATGACGAGTTTGAAATAGGTATTAATAAAAATATGGGACTCGTCGGTAAAGTAGCAGAAGCTCGTAAAAGACTAGAAAGGATTTTCAAAACTCAAAGTTACGATCCTAACGCTTAGTACTAAGAGCCCTCTTGCAACCCTTGACATGGTTGAGTATAATTATAATTAACAGCGTTGTCAACACTTGACGAATAATTGTTATTGGAGTAACATATTCCCATGTGAGACCGCTTCACACAATGCAAGTATTAATGCCTCCTAAGAAAAAACAGCACTACGTTGACAATAAAAAGTTTCTTGCTGAACTGATCAAGTATCGTCAGGAGGTTGAAGTCGCTCGTATGCGTGACAAACCAAAACCTAGGATAAGTAACTACATTGGAGAATGCTTTCTAAAGATTGCTACCCATTTGTCTTATCGCCCCAACTTTATTAACTACATGTATAAAGAAGACATGATTGGGGATGGTATTGAAAATTGCGTCCAGTATATTGATAACTTTGACCCTAATAAATCCAAGAATCCTTTCGCTTATTTCACTCAGATTGTCTTCTATGCATATCTGAGACGTATCGCTAAAGAAAAACGACAACTGGATATTAAAGAAAAACTAATCGAAAAGAAAGGATACGATGAAGTCTTCCATTCTGATTCCAATGACAATCATTCTGATATGAATTCTATTAAGAATAGAGTAGAAACTAATATGCGTAGTTAATATGATTGACCTGTTTGCTATTCCTGTCCACAAGGGCAGGGTGATTCCTACTGAAGAAGAAAAGAAAGGGACTGACGAGTTGCTAGAGGAGATCTGGAGCACTGTTAGTCCTGGCACTTGGGGTGGAGAGACAGGTCTTTCTTCAGGTGAGATTAGTCTCATGCTTCAAAAAGATACTCGCCTTGAGTGGATGCTTAAACCTATGTGGGAAGCGGCAAAGATGTATTGGGATCACCTAGGGTATGTCCCTGACTCTCGTATCATTGCTGAGTCTTGTTGGGTTAATCTGCATAGGAAAGGTGATATGACTAAGGAGCACTCTCATAATGGTGGTGCTGCAGGTGTGCATATTGCATCAGTATATTACTATAAGAAGACTAAAGATAATTCTGATCTAGAATTTGTAGATCCTCTGGATTATATCAAACGTATGACGCCTATCGGTGGCAAGATGAATGACCAGTTGTTGGGGAAGACTGTCCCTACTGATCAGTATGACTTCTTGATGTTTCCATCGTGGGTCCGTCATAGGGTCTCGCCAAATCCTGTAGATGATGCTAGAATTGCGATAAGTGTTAATTGGGTCGGTGGCATATGAGTAAGGTCCTTCTTATTACGGATCAGCATTTTGGTGTCAGGAATGACAACCAAGTATTCATTGATAAGTATCGTGAATTCTATTCCAATGTTGTCCTACCTACGATTGATCGTCAAGGAATTACCGAAGTAGTTTGCCTTGGTGATACTTTTGATCGTAGAAAAGGAATCAACTTTGCATCGCTAGAGGCAGCAAAGGAGATGTGGTTTACACCACTAGCAGATCGTGGAGTGATGTTAACCATGCTCGTAGGCAACCATGACATCTATTACAAGAATACTCTTCGGGTCAATGCCCCAGAGCTACTACTGGGAGAATACACCAACATTCGTATCATCTCTGAGCCTACTGAGTCTCGTATTGGTGGTATCGATATTCTTCTTCTTCCTTGGATTTGTGACGACAATCGCGCAGAATCAAATAGATGCATCCAAGACAGTAATAGTGATGTCTGCTTTGGCCATCTTGAGCTTAACGGGTTTGAAACTATACCTGGTTATTACATGGAGCATGGTGACGACCCAGATGTATTGTCCAAGTTTAAGTTGGTGTGCTCGGGACATTTTCACATGAAGAGCAAGCGTAAGAATGT